TCATTTGTTCTTCCGAAGGCGTTTTCGGCCTTCCCGACGCGCATCATCAGCGCGCCTTACCATCTCCACCTGCACAGGCACGTAGGTCTGTTCGAGCTTCTTCGATTCGGACAGCGAATTGCCCATCTTTGCCGACAGGACAGACCCTTCCACGCCGCCAGCGACAGCTTCCACGCTGCCGGAGCGGCGGAAGTCCAGCATCATGCGCGAATCGCCGGGGAACTCGACTTTGCGCACGTCGCGGAAATCCTCGGCGAACGAGTTCTTGCGATAGGCGGCGCCGCGGCGGGTGCGGAATATCTCCATGCTGCTGATGGGCTCGGCCTCGCCGAACTGCTTCTGCAGATACCAGGCCAGCAGCCGCTCTGTGCGTTTCGAGAGCGTCAGCACAGAATCGCGGCCGGTCTTGGCGCGGCTCAGTTCGAACCATGTTCCATCGCCGTCCTGTTTGCGCTGCGCAAGTGTTAGGGTCCGGGCGTCGATCGGCGAGACCGATCCGTCCCACATGCAGGCGAGAGCGGCAGCCAAGCCGTAATATTCCATGCGGAATGCACGCTTGACCAGGCGGACAGCCTCGCCCTCGCGCCACATTGCGCTCCTGCCCTTCGGCTCGGTGTTCTGGACGGCGAGCGACGGATCGTCTTCGCGTCGGCAATATTTCATCGCAGCGGCGACCTTCCAGAGCGCCCGCCAGATCTTCATGGCCCGATGCGCCTCACGCAAGCTGATGTCGCGCTCGATGGATTCGCGCCACTCCGAGACCACTTCCATCGTCACAAGCGCAGGGGAATGGTTGCCGAAAACCGGGGCGATGTATTTCCACCCGCGCTCCCAATCCTCGCGCGTGCGATCGGCTTTCTTTGTCCATTCCACCGTAAATCGGTAGCGGGTGAACGCTTCGCCGATGGACCTCGCCGGCCATACCTTCTCTGATGCTGCTGGTGGCGGCGCCGGCGCCGGCGCCGGCTCGCGCGTCTTGCGGCTCTTCTGCCACTGGTCATTCAAGGCACGCGCCTTCGCCCAGGCGGCGGGGCCATCAGGGCCGCAGGCGGTCGGCCGGAAGCCCAGAGCCTTCATCTCCGACGTTGGCTGCCAGTAGCCGCGCCCGTTCTTCCGAAGGACGCTGTAGTAGGGGATTTTCACCTTGCCCATGCTTTCCCGCGGACGGCCTGGAGCATTTCGACCTGAGCCGACAATGGATCTCCGGGACGAGACAGTCCAGCACGACCGTCGATCCACTGGTCGACGGCATCAAGCGAGTAGTTCCCAAGCACCGAATCGGGCTTCGGAAACCCGTTGTGCTCCAGGTCGGCCCGCTTCTCGAGAAACGTGGCCATCGTGACGCCAAGGCGCCGTGCGACCTTTTCCGGCGGCACCATGCGCGGCTGGATCGGGAAGCGGATCGTCATTCCGCCTTATCCTTCTGTGCGGAGACGGGGGCTGCTGCGAACAAGACCACGCTCATTCACAAGCACGAACACGGAGATCGCTTTCGCGCGCACGTCACCCATTTCGATCTTCCTTATCTATACGGGAGGAGAGGGCAACGTCAGCAATCGCCGCGATTGTAAGATGCAGGTCACGAGCGGTGGCGGCGTTCGCCGCCCCGGGCGTCAAGTCGCGCAGCCGAGTCAGCGCCGCCTCCAGCGCCTCTATTCGCTTATCCTTGGCGTCGATGGCGTCGGCTGCTTCGATGCAGTCTGGGTCAACCTCGTAGGTGAGCGCGACCGGCACCGCCTCCGCATGGCCAGATGCCGTTCCGCACAAGCCGCAGGGATCGTTCGGAGCCTTTGGCGAGCCTTCGCAAGCAATGCACGCAACACCTACCGGCACCACCTCCGCTTGGCTTGAGAGGGCTGCTTCGAGGGCAGCGCGCACCGAAAAGACATCGACCAGCTTCCGGCTGAACAGTACGGCCTTCGCAGCCTCGACCATCTCCTCGCTCACCCTGCCTGCATGGGGAAGGGCGGCGAGATAGGCGACGATCCCTGCGGTCACTGCGTCGTTCACGGCGTTCTCATCTGACGCCATGTAGGCATCATCTGCCGCTCGCTGTGCCGCCTCCAAAGCCTTTGCATCGAGTGTCATGATCAGCAAACCTCATCAAAATAGTCATTGAGAAGCTGGTCGGTGAACGGCGGGGCTTTCGCCATCAAGGCTTCACCTTCTGGCTCGCAACTGGCACAGCAAACGGTTTCCAGGTCTTCGGTCGACAGACCAGTCAGCCACGCGTCGATTGCCGGCAGGATTTCTTGAGGCTGACGCTCCAAGAAGTCTGCAAACTCCTTGCGCATTTTCGTTTCGGGCCGGAAGCGGTTGATCCCGCCATTGTCGTAGGCGATCTCAAGGGCAGCGCGAACAATGCCGGGGTAGCGGTCACCGCTCATGATGGATGCACCCCCGGCCATTTACCATAGCCTCTCGATGGGCGGCGGAGGGACCGGCGCTGCTTTGCCTGATTGCGTGCTTGCGGCAGCGCGGTCGCCCTTGTGGGCCTCGACGAAGGCTGCGGCTATGGTGAGCTGGGACTTGTAGCTGCGCGACAGCGCCAGGGCGCGCTCGGCCAGCGGGCGCAACAGCAGCTCGTCGGCGGTTGCCTCCGGGTCGTGGCGGGCAAGCGCCTCCAGCGCGGCCTCGTGGCCGGAGAGCATGATGGCGGCGGCGGAAATGGCCGCGATGGCCCTTTCGCGGTTCTCGCTCATGCCGGCCACCCGAGCCGGATCAGCGGACGCTGACACACAGGATCTCGCGGGCGGTGATCGTCATCAAGGCCGCCGAGGCGGATACGATCACCGGGTCGAAGGCAACCTTCATCCTGATCGATGAAACCCATGTTTTCGCCAGCAAGGCCAAGGCTGCCGACATCTTCGTCGAGATCAGGGGATCGTTGGCCGCCAGGCCGGATGGGTTCCTGATCCAGATCACGACCCAGTCGAAGGCTCCGCCGGCCGGCGTTTTCAAGGCGGAACTCGACATCGCCCGCGAAGTTCGCGACGGCTTGCTGGCCCTGCCGTTGTTGCCGATTCTGTACGAGTTGCCGCCGGAACTGTCGAAGAACGGCGGCTGGCGCAATCGCGAGACCTGGGGGATGGTCAACCCCAACCTCAACCGGTCCGTCGACGAGGCCTTTCTTGTCGACGAAATCACCAAGGCCGAGCGCGAAGGGAAGGCGCAGCTCGCGCTCATCGCTTCGCAGCACTTCAACGTGCAGATCGGCATGGGCAATTTCGGCGATCGCTGGCGCGGCGCCGACTATTGGGAAGCGGCGGCGTTCCATGAAATCCGCGATCTGCGCCGGCTGCTCGACCTTTCGGAGGTGGTGACGGTCGGGGTCGACATGGGCGGAACCGACGACCTGCTGGGAATGGCCGTCGTGGGGCGGGAGATCGGCGGGAAGCGTTGGTTTCTCTGGAGCCACGCCTGGGCGGTCCCATCGGTCGAAGAGATCCGGAAGTCGATCGCGGCCACGCTCCAAGACTTCGTGGGGGACGGTACGCTCACCATGCTGCCGACCTTGGCGGAAGTGGTCATCTCGCTGGCCGACAAGGTCGAGGAAATCTTCCTCTCCGGCAAGCTTCCGGAGCGGGCAGGCATCGGTTTCGATGCCTGGGGTACGAAGACGGTCATTTCCGAGCTGGAGATGCGCGGAATCCGCACCCAGGAGCACGACGGTCCCATTGTCGGTGTTTCGCAGGGCGTCCGTCTGTCGTCGGCGATCCTGACGGCCGAGTGGCGGCTGCGCGAAGGCACGTTGGTCCACGGCGACACGCCGATGATGAACTGGTGCGTCGGCAACGCCAAAGCCGTGCTGGCAGGCAGCAATTGGAAGATCGAGAAGGCGGCGGCCGGTACGGCCAAGATCGATCCGCTGATCGCCGCCTTCAACGCGATCTCGCTGATGGACTTCAACCCTCAGGCACATGTCTTACCGACGTCGCCCTGGGATGATCCCAACTTCAAATATCAGGCGGCATGATGGGCATCTTCGGACCAAGCCGGCGCGATATCGAATCCGCCGTTCAAGTTGCCGTGGCAGCTGCGCTCGACCGGCGCGCCTCGATCGAGGATCCCAAGGTTCCGATCTCCGCGGCCAACATCGTCGATTTTCTTGGCCTGCATGGTATTTCCGCCAGCGGCAAGCGTGTGACCATCGACAACGCGTTGGGGGTTCCTGCCGTCTGGGCGGCGGTGAACTTCCTGTCGGGCACGCTCGCCGGCCTGCCTTGCGTGCTCTACCGGAAGACCGGGAAGGGCCGCGACAAGGTAAGCGGGGGCCTGGCCACGATCCTGCATGACGCGGTCAACGACGAAACCTCGTCCTTCGACTGGCGCAAGTCGTTCTTCGACAGCGTGTTCACCGGCGGGCGCGGACTGACCTTCATCGAGCGCAACGATGCTCGCAAGGTCGCCAATCTCTGGCCGCTGGACCCGACCAGGGCAACGGTCATGCGCGTCGACGGCCGCAAGAGCTACGAATATCGCGATGGTGGCCGAACGCATGTCTATGCCGCCAGCGAAGTGATCGACATGGCCTACATGCTGCGCAGCGACATGCTGAGGCACCGGTCGCCAATCCTGACGAACAAGGACAGCATCGGCCTGGCCCTGGCCGTCACCGACTATGGCGCCAAGTTCTTCAACAATGGCGGCGTGCCGCCGTTCGTCCTCACCGGTCCGTTCAACTCACCCGGCGCTCTCTCGCGCTCGGCCACGGACATGGAGCATGCCGTCAGGGAGGCGGCCGAAAAGAAGAAATTGGCGCTCTCACTGCCAACCGGGCACGACATCAAGTCGATCGGCGTCGACCCGGAAAAGTCGCAGCTCGTCGAGCTGCAGCGCTTCATCATCGAGCAGGTTGCCCGGATTTACTCGCTGCCTCCCGTGTTCTTGCAGGATCTCACGCACGGCACGTTCTCGAATACCGAGCAACAGGACCTGCATCTGACCAAGCACACGCTGACACGGCTGGCGGAGCAGTTCGAACAGGAGTTGAACCTGAAGCTGTTCGGCCGGTCGAACAATCGCCAATACGTGGAGCTCAATCTCGACGGCCTCCTGCGCGGCGACTTCAAGAGCCGCATGGACGGCAACGCCCGCGCGATCCAGACCGGCCAGATGACCCCTGACGAGGCGCGCGAGATGGAGAACCGGCCGGCGATGGGCGGTGCCGCCGGCAAGCTCCACATGCAGGGCGCCATGCTGCCGATCGACAAGCTCGGCCAGCAGCCCGCGCGCGGCATGGGCGTCCAACCTCTTCTCGACGACGATCAGAAGGACGATCTCAATGGGAATTGAACGTGAAATTGAACGGCGTGGCGGAATCCCGGCCGAAATCAAGGCCGACGGCGACGGCATCAAGGTTGCGGGCTATGCAGCCGTGTTCAACCAGGAAACCGAGATCGGCAGCTACTTCCGCGAGGTCTTTCTTCCGGGCGCCTTCGACAAGTCAATCGGCAAGAACGACGTGCCCTTCCTGATCCAGCACCACGACCTTCCGCTGGCGCGTACGCGCTCGGGGACGCTGAAGCTGAGCGCGGACGGGCACGGCATCAGGATGGAAAGCACCCTCGACGCAAACGATCCCGACGTCGCCCGCATCGTGCCCAAGATGAAGCGCGGCGACCTGGACAAGATGTCGATCGCCTTCCGCGCGGTGAAGGAGCGCTGGGACGATACCCAGGATCCGCCGCTGCGGACGGTCGAGGAGGCCATCCTCTACGACGTGTCCATCGTCACCGACCCGGCATATCCGGGCACCGAGATCGGGCTGCGGTCGCTGGAGCGGCATCGCGACCAGGCCAAGCGCCAGAAGAACTATGACGCCGCCCGCACGCGGTTGCGGATGAAGATGCATCTGCGCATGATGGACGGCGAGACCGCCGGGGACGCCGATGAGGCGTTCGCCAAGGCGATGATCAGGCACCACCAGGACGCCGTCGCGATGGCGAAGAAGGTGCTCGAGGAAGGCGACGACAAGGAGATCGCCAACCTCGCGAAGAAGATCATCGACGCCCAGACCGCCGAAATCGAGTGGCTGAAGGATTGGCTGTCGCGCCAGGCGTGACGGCTTCACGAACCCTGCCATTCCGGCGGGAGAACGGCACGTAGCGGCCTGCTGCTGCCCATCAACGTCAACCCAAAAGGAACAGATTCCATGACCGTACAGCTCAAGGAGCTGCGCGAGCAGCAGGCTCGTATCGCCACCAATGCTCGCGCCAAGTTCGAGGAGATCAAGGACGACACGCCGGAGGCTCGCGCCAAGGAGATCGAGGCCGAGTTCGACGCCATGATGGCCGAATACGACCAGATCGGCGCCAAGATGGAACGCCTCAAGAGGCTGCATGAGGCCGAAGTCCGCGCCAACGCTCCCGATCCCCGCCGCCCGAAGGGCGAGACCCTCCAGCAGCGTGGCGCCGAGGACGACGAAGGCGGCGACCCGAAATACCAGGACGTGTTCAACAAGGCCGTCCGCTTCGGCGTGTCCAGCCTCGAGGCGGAGGAGCGCTCGGTACTGCTGACCGGGCGCGTCGACGCGCCGGCGGAACTTCGCGCCCAGTCGGTCGGAACCGATGCGGCCGGCGGCTACACCGTGCCGGAAGGATTCTCGGGCGAGATCGACAAGGCGGTGAAGGCTTGGGGTCCGATGTGGGATGCCAACATCGTGCGTGAACTCCCCACCGCGACCGGCAATGACCTGCCGTGGCCGAGCGTCGACGACACGGCCCAGGAAGGCGAGGACAAGGCCGAAAACGCTGCTGCAACCGATGACAATTCGGGTGACGTGGTGTTCGGCCGGGCGGTGTTGAAGGCCTACATGGTCGACACCAAGATCGTGCGCATCCCGTACGAGCTTCTGCAAGACTCGGCTTTCAATATGGAGTCTTTGCTGACCGACCTGTTCGGCGAGCGTCTCGGCCGCCGCGCCAACAGGCAGCTGACGACCGGAGCCGGGGGCAACCAGCCCACCGGCATCGTCACCGCCTCCGGTCTCGGCAAGACCGCCGCGTCGGCCACGGCCCTGGCCGCGGACGAACTGATCGACCTGCTGCATTCGGTCGATCCGGCCTATCGCGCCTCGCCCAAGTGCCGCTGGCAGTTCAACGACACGACGCTCTCGTCCATCCGCAAGCTGAAGGACGGCCAGGGCAACTACCTGTGGCAGATGGGCGATGTCCGCACCGGCGAGCCCGACCGGCTGCTGGCGCATCCGTATTCGGTCAACCAGGCCATCGCCAACATCGCCACCGGCACCAAGCCGATCATCTTCGGCGATCACAGCCGCTACGTGGTTCGCAAGGTGCGTGGCTTCACCGTGCTGACCTTGCGCGAACGCTACGCCGAGAACTTCCAGATCGGCATGATCGGCTTCAAGCGCTTCGACGGCGCCCTGCTCAACAACAAGGCCGTCAAGCACATGATCATGGCCTGAGTTCGGCTTTGCAAGGCGGGCGGCTTCGGGCCGCCCGCTCTCAAAACCGAAGGAGAGCAAGACCATGAAAGTGATGATGCTTACCAGCATGTCGGGGCCGAACGTCCAGCGCAGCTGCGGCGAAGAGATCGACGTTTCGGATGCCGAGGGCGCGGCCCTGATCAGGGCCGGATTTGCCCAGCCGGTCAGGTCGACGGCGACGGAGACGACCGCGCGCAAGAGGGCGCGGGAAACCACGTCGGCAACGTCCGATGCCGATCAGCCTGCGGCGGTGCCGGCCAACAACCCCGACGCCTCCGATGATGGCGGTGCCGACGCGGCCGGCGGCGGAGCAGGCGAATAGCCATGTGGGACCGGATCGAGCGCGTCGATCAGCCATCGGCCGAGGCCCTGACGCTCGCCGAGGTCAAGAGCCACGGCATCGTCGACGGCAGCGATGACGATGCTTTTCTGACGCGCTGCATCAAGGCCGCCCGGCAGATCGTCGAGGGGCCGGAAGGCGCCGGCCTTGGCATCATGGCTGCATCGTGGAAGCTGTCGCTCGACCGCTTCCCGCGCGATGAAATCCGCATCCCGATGGGGCCGGTGCTGTCGGTCGACAAGATCGAGTTCGTCGATCCGGCAGGGGGCGACCAGACGGTCGCGCCGGCGGCCTACGAATGGCGCAGGGGCTTCCTCGATGCGCGCATCCGGCCTGCCGTCGGCGCCTCCTGGCCCGCCACGCGCGATCGACTCGACGCGGTGACCGTGACGTTCAAAGCCGGCTATCCGGGCACGGACGGGGCGACGCCCAACCTGGCGATGGTTCCGGAAGCCCTCCGGCACGCGATGCTGATGCTGATCGCGCACTGGACCGCAAATCGTGAAACTAGCGTGGTCGGCGCCGTTCCGGCAGAGGTTCTGTTCGGCTTCGACGCCATCCTCAACCAGTTCCGCGTGGGGAGGGTTGCCTAGTGGCCAAGCAATTCGGCGGCGGCGACCTCAGGTTCCGTGTCGCGTTCGACAGGCGGGCGGAAACCGACGACGGGCTTGGCAACACCCAGTCGGATTGGGTGGAGGAATTCCAGTGCCGGGCCGCCTATCGCCACCTGCGCGGCGGCGAGACCGTGCTGGCCGGCAGGCTCGAGGGGCGGCACGTGCAGGTGATTTCGGTGCGCGCGTCGCGGGAGACGCGGCGCATCACCACCGAATGGCGGGCGAGGGATGCCCGTACGGGCGACGTCTTCAACATCCGCGACGTGACCCATGAGACAGACCGGCAGTGGATTTCGCTGCTGGTCGAGCGCGGCGTGGCAACCTAACGGAGAACCGACATGGCCGACCTGACCATCCAGAACCTGTCCGACGAGGACGGGGGCGCGATCACCTTTGCCAATGCCGCCGGCGGTGGCGACAAGTTCGTCTGGGATAGCCGGGTGGCGATCATCATCCGCAACGACGACGCCGCGGCGAAGACCGTCACGGTGAACCCGGCTTACACCACCATCGACGACGAGCGCTATGGCGAGCTGACCCGCTCGGCGATCGCCCTGACCGTCGCGGCCGGCGCGGTGGCCGTCATCCCGCCCGTGCCGGTGGCCTTCCGCAATGCCGCGGACCTCAACAAGGTCGCGCTCACCTATGACGCGGTGACGTCGCTCAAGGTCGCGGCGATCAGGACGCACTGATGGTCCAGGGCATCGCGCAACTCACCCGCAAGCTGACCGTCACCATGCCGGCCAAGGTCGAGGCGGCGACACGCGCCGCCATGGAGAAGGGCGCCGACGAGCTCGTCGCCATGATGAAACGCCTGGCTCCTGTTCTGAAGGAACCTGATCGCCGTCGGCGTCCAGGCGAGTTGCGCGACAGTATCGGTTGGACGTGGGGTGATGCGCCGAAGGGTGCGATCGTGCTTGCCGAGAGCAAAGCAGACAGTCGCGGCCTGAAAATCACGGTGTTTGCCGGTAACGAGAAGGCCTACTACGCCCGATGGGTAGAGTTCGGCGTGGCGCAGCAGCAGGCCGGCCAGAAGGTCACGGACAAGTCGGGCCGAACGCGCAAATCGCGACGGACTACAAAAGGCGGCGCAGCACAGCCCTTCTTTTTTCCGAGCTATCGGGCCATGCGAAAGCGCATCAAGTCAAGGATCACACGCGCCATGAAGAAGGCCATCCAATCGGAGAATGCCACATGAGCGTCGCCGTGGCGTTGCAAAAACTCGTCCATGACGCGCTGCGTGCCGATACGGCCGTTGCGGCCCAGATCGCAGGGCGGGTCTATGATCGCGTGCCGGAGGCCCCTGCCTTTCCCTATGTCAGCTTCGGCGCCTATGACTTCGTAGCGGACGACGCCGAATGCATCTACGCCGGCGAGCACACACTTCAGGTCGATATCTGGAGCCGGGCGGTCGGACGTGTGCAGGCGAAGCAGATCACCGATGCGGTGCGGCGTACCGTGCACGGCTACGAAGCCGACATGGGCGCCTTCGGCCTCGTCGAGATGCGGGCCGCTTTCGCGCAGGTCATCGGCGATCCCGACGGGGTGACGTCGCACGGCATCGTCACCGTCACCGCGATGATCGAGGAACCGGGATGATGGCCTGGGCGATCTTCCACCGGGAATGCAACTGGGCGCGCCCGAACAGCCGGTTCTCGTTCAACGCGAAAGCGTCGAGCGAGCCGCAGCAGCGCCCGCGCGATTTCATCGAATACTGCGTCGGCAAGGGCTGGGCCGAAGAGGTGCCGCCGCCGAGCAGAACGGAAGCCGAGGCCCTGAAGCCGAAGCGCAAGCGGGCGAAATAGCCCTCCATCTATACGCAACCGGGCGCGAGCCCAATCATCGGCTAGCTCAAGCTGGCCTGTCTTCACATGGAGAACTGACATGGTCGCCCCGACGACTGCGAAATTTCAGCACATGGTGCTCGAGGTCGAAACCGATACACCGGGCACCTACACCAAGATCTGCGGAATTACTTCCCGCGGCATCAATCGACAGCACAATATGCAGACGTCCGAAGTCCCGCAGGACTGCGATGACGAGACCCTTCCGGCGAAGGTCGAAAGGTCGGTGCAATCGTCGGAAGTGACGATTTCCGGTTCCGGCGTGTGGTCGGCCCAGTCGCACGAGCTGATGCTGGACTGGTGGTATGGCGGGCAGCCGAAGAACGTGCGCATTCGTCATGCCAACGCCTCGGTCGGGGACACCGAATACGAGACCGGCCCCGCCTACCTCACGTCGATCAACAACCAGGCGGAGAAGGGCCCGAGTGTCACCGCCGAGATATCGATCGAGTTCGACGGCCTGCCTGTCCGCACGCCGAAGGCCGCGTGATGCGCCAGGCCGAAGAAATCGTCTGGCCGGGCGGAGAGCATCGCTTCCGGCTGGGCATCGGCGAGCTGCGCGCGATCGAGCAGCGCTCGGATGCCGGTTGCGCCGTCGTGATGATGCGACTGCTGGGTGCCGCCTGGAAGATCGACGACGTGGTCGGGCCGATCCGCCTCGGCCTGGTCGGTGGCGGGATGTCGGAGAAGGATGCGCAGAAGGCCGTCGAGGCGGCGCTCGAGGTGGCAAGCCCCTACGCGCTCGCCGTGACCGCCGCAAACATCATCCGACGCTTCATCATGTGGGACGGGGACGACCAACCGGGGGAAGCCGGCGCGGGGGCGGGGAACCAGACCCAAACCCGCTCCCCGACGGACGAACCCGATGGTCGACCTATTACGGAGCTGGAGCCGTCCTAGGCTTCACGCCGCGCGACGTCGACGACATGACGCTGTGGGAGTTCTCGGCCTGCGTGGAAGGCTACCGGGAAGCCCACAAGACCGAAGAAGACGCGCCGCCCCCCATGGGCGACGACGAGCTTGCCGCACTTGGGATCGAGGGGTTCTCTAGCGGTTCTGGGTCTTCTCCTGGATGAACCGATCAAGATCCGCTTGCGATAGCAGGCCTTTAAACATGCAGTTTGTGACGATCGTCTGGTTATCGCCCTTCGATATCTCGTCGAGCTTCTGAAGGCAGTTGCGGCGTTGTTGCTGTATGTCGGCGACTTCTGAATCCCGCCGCCACCGCTGCCATTCCGTCGCGAAATAGTAGCCGACAGCAAGAATGATAGCGATGCAGGCGGTCGAGACCAGTATCTTCATGAAAGGAACTTGTAATGGCCAGTACCGCCGAAGATCAAGCCCGCCTGCTCGTCTCGATCGAGGCGACGCAGAAGCGCTTCGAAAAACAGATGGAAGCCGTGGCCAGGGCGGCGGCCAAATCCGCGAAGGCGACGGAAGACGCCTTCAGGAGCGCAAACGACAACGTGACCAAGGGTTTCGACAAGGGAGCCAGGAAGGCGGCAGGCTCCGTCAGGCAGACGAGTGCTTCGGTCTCCAACCTGTCGTTCCAGCTCAACGACATCGCCATGCAGCTGGCCTCCGGAACGTCGCCGTTCACGGTCATGGTGCAGCAGGGCAGCCAGGTTGCGCAGGCCTTGCAGGGGGCGGGGGGCGGCGTGGTTGGCGCGGTTCGGGCGCTGGGCGGCGCCTTTGCCTCGATCGTCAATCCGGTATCGCTAGCCTCTTTCGCCCTCATCGGGGCGGCAGGCTATGCAGTCCAATATTTCACCGCGGCAGAAGACGGCAGCGAGGACGTCAACAAGGCGCTGAAAGAACAGGCAAACCTGCTTCAGAAGGTGGCCGACGCCTGGGGCGACCAGTTGCCCGCAGTGGCCGAACTGGCCGCGAAGCTGAAGGACATCGCCGACAAGAACGACCGCGCCGCCGCCACGGCTGCCGTGGTCGCGGAGGCCTACAGGCCGGCTAAGGAGGAGGTCGAGGCGCTGGGCAGCCTTGCAACGCAGGTCTTCTCGCGGCTTCGTTCGGCGCAGTTTCCGGAGCAGTCGGTGAAGCAGTTTTCCGCTGCCTGGAACGAGCTGCAGCAAAAACTGGAGACCAGCACAGCCAAGGCATCGGACGCCCAGCGCGTCATCGACGCGCTGACGCAGTTCCCGGGCGCCCCCAAGGTCGATGCCCTGACCGAGAAGGTGCGCGCGCTGGCAGATCAGCTCGGCCGGGCCGCGCAGCAGGCGGCCGAGGCCAACAATCAGCGTCTCCAGTTCCAGCAGCGCGACAGCCCGTTTGGGCGGCGCTACCGTGCCGAGCGCGGCATCCCGGAGCTGCCGAACACGGCGCCCGTACCCGACCGCCGCGTCGACCCCTACTTCGACGATGCTGCCGGCTCGGCCACGGAACTCAAGAACACGTTCGACGGACTGAACGACGCAGTCTCGCGCTACGTCAACAACGTCGTGAAGGCCGAGAGTGGCGGCGATCCGCTCGCCCAGAATTCGCGGTCGACCGCGACCGGTCTGGGGCAGTTCATCGAAAGCACGTGGCTCGACCTCTTCCGCCGATATTTCCCCGACCGTGCGGCGTCGATGACGGACCAGACCATTCTCGCGCTGCGCAAGGATGCCGAGATATCCGTCCAGCTCATCGAAGCATATGCGCGCGAGAATGCGGCGCTGCTCCGCCAGGCCGGCGTGGCGGTCAACGAGGCGGCATTGCAACTTGCTCACTTCCTCGGGCCGCAAGGGGCGATCAGCGTGCTCAAGGCAAAGAGCGGGACACCCGTAAGCCAGGTATTGGGAGCGGATGCCATCAGGGCCAATCCGTCAATTCTGGGCGGCGGTGCCACCGTGGACGATGTGATTGCCTATGCCCAGAGCCGGTCCGCCGCTGTCGACAGTCTCGCGCAAAGCTATCGCAATGCGAAGCCGGCAGTCGATGAGTTTGCCAATGCCCAGCTGCGGGCCGGGCAGCAAGCGCAGATGCTGGGACAGGTTGGCAAAACGGCCCTGGACGGTATTGCGACCGCACTCGCCGACGGAAAGATCGAAGGCGAGGAGCTGTTGCGCATTCTGGCGAATGTCGCACAGCAACTTGTCTCGATGCCGGGCTTCATGCAGTCGCTGTTCGGCCCAGCACAAAGCGCTTTCACCTTCGCTCCGGGCATGGGGCTGTGGTCCGGCGGCGGCTACACCGGACCCGGCGGGAAGTACCAGCCGGCCGGCGTCGTCCACAAGGGCGAGTATGTCTTCGACCAGGCGTCGGTCCGTGCTGCCGGTGGACCCGCGGCCCTGGATACGCTCCGCCATGCGATCAGAGGCTATGCCAATGGCGGGTATGTCGGGTTGTCGCCGCGAACAGCTCGGCTCGGCCCGGCAGGTGCTCGGTCGCGGCCGGGCAGCGGCACGGTGGTGAACGTCATCGACAAGGCAGGGGTCGACAAACGCACCGCCCGCCGCAGCGGACCAAACGGCCGCGACATCATCGATATCGTCATCGAACGCGTGAAAAGCGATTTCACCGCCGGCGGTTTCGACAGGCCAATGGGAGGCCGTTTCGGCATGCTTCCGACAAAGGTGACGAGATGACGGTGTCGTGGCCCATATCCCTGCCGCGGTGCCCGCTCTTCGAGCATGAGGAGACAGCCTCCAGCCCGAAGGTCAGCTTTCAGCCGGAGGTCGGCCCGCCGATCGAGCGGCTGCGTGGCTCCCTCTGGCTTTCCGAGTTCCCCGCCACCTTCAAGATGACGTCGGAGCAGGTCGCGACCTTCGAGACGTTCGTGCGGCAGTCGATAAGGGGCGGCACCTTGCCATTCACTATGCGCCATCCGCGCACGCTCGCAGACGTGACCGTTCGGATCGCTGGCGATGACCAGCTCTATACGATGCGCCGCCTCGGGACCCGGACGTGGCTGGTGTCGTTCACCGTATTGGTCGTTTCGACATGATCTCGCGCGATATTCCGCCCAATGTCCGGCGCGAGATCGATCGCCAGGAGTCGCCGGAAATCCATCTCGTGTTCCTGACGCTTCGGCACAAGATGCTGCCGGAGCCGGTACGCGTCGTCTCGGATCCTGCCGACTTCGTGCTCGACGGCAACCTCTACCAGGGCTTCGAGTTCGAAATCACGCTGCTGTCGGATGCCGAGGAGGCGCCCAGGGCACGGCTCACGGTGCAGAACGTCGACCGGCGGATCGGGGATGCCGTGTTCAACGCGACCGAACCGGCACGGCTCGACATCGAGGTCATCGCCGGTTCGCAATTCGACCTGACCGTCACGCCGCGCGTGCCGTTTGGCCCATCGGTCGAGCGCATCTATGCGGCGCGGCAACTCTACCTGACAGACGTCGAGGGCGACGTGCTGCAGCTCTCGGGGACCATCCGCTCATGGGACTACACGCAGGAAAGTTGGCCGGCGCTGCGGGCGACGCAGAACAGGTTTCCGGGACTGTACTGGTCTTGACGGAGATCACCGCGATGGGGACTTGGGTGGTGTTGCATTCGTCTCGATCAGGGCCCGTCCCAGTTCCCGAGACCGAGGTTCGTCCAGAAGGAAGCCGAGCCATCCGAGGCCAGGGTGGCGCAGGGCCAGTAACACTCCCTCGGCTCCCGAATGAGTGCCTGGCACCCGCCATGCTGGTGACGGTACAGCTTCAAGCCGCGCACCCGGGTCGAGGGTCGGGCTAACCTCTTCCGTCATTTTCGCGCGAACGTGCGCCAAGGCGTGGATGATGCCCTCCAGCGTCGCCGCGTCGACCGTCATATACGCCACTGCCGTGCCGTCCTGGTTCATCTGGATGAAGGCCAGTTCACCGCCCTCGCTCAACCCCATGTCCAAAGTCATATGCGCCGCCGCCGTTGTCCCCCATTGCCCTGATGGTGCCCAATTCAATGCCGTTCCAGGCCGATAGTCAAAATCGCAGCTGGCTCAACCGCTACGTCGGTGCCCCTTTCGCCAGTCGCGGACGGATGTTGGCGGGTCTCGACTGCTGGGGGCTGCTGCGGCTGATCTATGCCCAGGAACTCGGGATCGAGCTGCCGTCCTATGGCGAGATCGCGGCGCATGACCTGGTCCGCGTCAGCCGCGAGATCACCGCGGGCAAGGACGGCGAGGCCTGGGCCGACGTCGACAGGAGCGAACTTCGCGCCTTCGATGTCGTCGTCATGCGCTACCACGGCTCGCGCCGCATCGGCCATGTCGGCGTGGCGGTCGACGCCTCCACCCTCATCCATGTCGAGGAGGCGAGCGCGGCCGTCGTCGTGCCGCTCGCCCATTTCACCATCCGCGAGAGGATTGAATGCTTCAGGCGTCATCGTCTGCTGGCCTGATCCAGGCCGTCTGGCGCGAGCCGTTCGCGCTCGGCAGCCCGCAGGTCGAGTATTGGCCTGTCGGACTGAGCGTCGCCGAGATGGCGGCGCGCATGCCCGGCATCCCGACCGAGTTCTGGGTGCATGGGCGGATCCTCGTCAACGGGCAGGACGTGCCGCGCGAGATGTGGGCGTTCGTGCGGCCGAAGCCGTCGACGGCCGAGCGGCGCGTCGACGTCACGCTGCACCTTCCGCCGCAGGGTGGAGGCGGGCAGGGGCGCAAGAGCATCTTCGGGCTGATCGCCGCCATCGCGCTGACCTTCGTCACCGGCGGCATAGCCCAGTTCGGCATACCGCTGCTCGGCATCGCGGGCGGAACCGTCGGCGCGCAGCTGCTTGCGGCCTCGGTCGGCATCGTCGGCGCGCTGGTCGTCGGGGCGCTGTCTTCGCCTCCGGTCCGGTCGGGCAAGAAGGATCAATCCGACGCGCGCGAACTCGAGCCGGCATCCGTCTCGGGCAATCCCCTCGAGCCGAACGCGGCCATTCCTCGCGTGATCGGCACGCGTCGCGTGTTTCCGCCCTTCGCCTTTGAGCCGATCGTCGAGCTTGTCGGCCAGGACGAATATGTCGAGGCCGTCCATTGCCTGGCCGGGCCGCATCTGCTGCAGGACATCCGCCTCGGCGACACGACTTGGGATCCGGTGGCGACCGATTCGGACCTCACCATCGAAACGCGCACCGGCCTTCCCGGGGAACGGAAGCTGGAGCTGACGCGCCGGCAGGGGCGCACCTTCGACCTCGGCACGGAAATGTCCGTCCATGGCACGGATGCCCAGGACCAGTCCAAATTCGCCCTGCCGCTGCCGGTCTGGCATGGCATGGCGACGGCCGAGGCACCCGACGAGGCATGGCTTCACATCCTGGTTGCCGGCTTGACCCGACAGCAGGACGTGGCCCAGAAGCTGCGCATTCCCTTCCGTATCCGCATGCGGCGGCGCGGCGGCAGCACCTGGCGCTATCTGCCGGAAATCCACTATATGGATGCGACCCAGGCGCAACGGCGGGTGCAGATCAAGTTCCTGTTCGGCGAGGCCTTCGAAGGCGTGCTGCCGAACCCCAGTCAGGACCGCGGCTTCGTCGAGGCCCGCAAGCTCGTCCCCGGCCAGAATGTCCTGCCCCTCGGCGCCGATTTCGCTTGCGACCCGTATTTCTCCGCCGGCGCCGGCAATGACATCTATCGCTACGCCACCAACGAAACGACCAATGTGCGCAACATCCTGCTTGCGCCCGACATGGTGACGGTGTGGCTGTCGGCGGAAGCTTGGCCGGCGGGGGTCTACGAGATCGAGATCATCCGCGGCGCGACGTTCCGCAACGATCAATTCACCTCCGACACCTATGTCCACGACGGTAGCATTCTCGACTTCTACGGCTCGACGACATCGAACAACCTGCCATTGACGCGCGAAGGCCTGCTGGATCGGCTGCAACTCCGGCGTATCGTGTCGATCCGCAAGCAATACCCGATTGCGCAGAAGAACCTGGCGCTGATTGCGCTGAAGGCTCGCAACCGTGCGGTTGGGCGGCTGTCGGTCAAGGCGAGCGGCTATGTGCGGGACTGGGACGGCACCGGCTGGCGCAACCTGATCACGACGTCCAACCCGGCGCCGCACTATCTCGACATGCTCACCGGGCCTCTGAACTTCGATCCGATGCCGGACGAGCTGGTGGATTTCGAAGGGCTCGTGGCATGGCGGCAGGCCTGCATCGACAACGGCTACAGCTGCGACCTGGTGGCGGAAGGCGAGGGGCTGGCGGACGTGCTGCGGCTGGTGGCTGCCTGCGGCTATGCGCGGCCCTACCAGTCTGAGCAATGGGGCGTAATCCGCGACTATGACCGCAGCGCCGAGGCACCGGTGCAGGTGTTCTCGCCGCGCAACATGGCGGGCTTCAGCTGGAAGAAGGCTTTCCCGCGCGTGCCGGCCGGACTGCGCGTCAACTACCGAAACGAGGATCTCGACTATGCCCCCAAGCAGATCATGGTCTATCGGTCGGGTGCCGAGGGGACCGACGCACGCACCGAGCAGGTGACCTATGACGGCTTCGTGGATGAAGGGAAGATCGTCAGGCGGGCCCGGTTCGACCTGGCGCAGGCCGAGCACCGGGCCACGTTCTACTCCTTCACTGCCCCTGTGGAGGCAATCGTCTGCCGGCGCGGTTCGCTGGTGGCGGTGAGCCACGACATACTGAGCCGCCACTACGGGTTCGGGCGCATCAAGTCGGTGATGACCGACGGCGGCAACGTGACCGGCGTCGTGCTCGACAGTGCCATCGATGTGAAGAATGCACCCGACCTGCTGGCCACCGCCGATATGCTGGCCGTGCCGGACATGCTCGAGGTGGGGCTGAAGACCGGCATTGCCATCCGGCGCGCCGACGGCACCACCACGATTCACGCCCTGTCCAACCCCGCCGGCGAGACTGACACGCTGACGTTCGTGGCTCCCGTGCCGGACGAGACCACCGAAGGCGGTCCTTTCGACGGCGGGCCGCTCATTTCCAAGATATCCGAGGGCTGCCTCGTCGTCGCCGGCACGCTCGGGCACGAGTTCAAGCGCCTCATCGTCACCGAAATCGCCAACGGCAAGGACCTCACGGCCAACCTGACGCTGGTCGACGAGGCGCCGCAATTGTGGAGCGCGGCGGCGTGATCAAACTTCAAATCAGGTAGGAAAAGATGGCCAACAGAAAGCTTCCCAACTCGCTGTCGACACCGCCTGTCGGCGGCATGGCATACATGGATGCCGTTTCATCCAAGGTCGACATGCTCTTCGACGCGATATCGCTGAAGCCGATATCGATGACCAATGCTGGCAACGACTACACCATCACAGTCGACCCGGTGCTCGACGCCGACGTGGTCGCGGGCATGAGCTTCTTCATTCGCCCCAGTGCGAGCAATACCGGGCCGTGCCGGCTCCGCGTGACGAGCGACAATCCCTACTACGATCTCGTCAAGGCGACCGGCGAGACGTTGGGATCGGGAGACTTCGCCTCAGGCACGGCCTACTTCGTCGTTTTCATGGACGGAGAATTCCGCATTCTCTCCGTGGCCAACAGCGAGGGTGGCAATGGAGCGAGCGCATATTTCCAGGAGTTCCTGGTTTCAGGCACATGGACGAAGCCGGCAGAACTTAGCCCGAACGCCCTGGTCATTGTCGAAGTGTGGGGTGGCGGCGGCGGAGGGGGGACGGGCTCAAACAACCGCGGCGGCGGCGGCGGCGGCGCGTACAATTCCGCGCGGTTCAAGGCGTCCGATCTGCCGTCGTCGGTGGCAGTAACGGTCGGCGCCGGTGGCGCAGCCGCTTCCGTGGGCGGCGTCGGCGGAAATTCGTCATTCGGTTCATATGTCACGGCTTATGGCGGTGGCGGCGGTCACAGCGGAAATACATCTTCAGCCGGCGGCGGTGGCGGCGGCGCCACTTCTGCCGGGGGCAATGGCGCGAACGGAGCCGGTGGACATGGCGGCACGGGTGCGATTCCCACGGCCGGCCTGATTGCAACAAGCGGATTTGGTAGTGGAACACCGGGTTCGGGCCGCTATGGCGGCGGCGGTTCAGATTCATCCGGTGGCTCTGCAATTTGGGGTGGTGGGGGTGGAGGGTCGATTTCCGGCTCAGGAGGGGGGAGTGTTTTTGGTGGTGGCGGTGGCGGTGGCAGCGCCGGAGGAGCGAGCCTATTCGGGGGAAACGGCGGCGGCGCTGGGGTGGCCGGTTCCGTGCCGGGCGGCGGTGGCGGGACAGGAGCCGGAGGAAATGGCGCCGCGGGCAAGGCCATCGTGCGGATCGTGGGGTGATCGGAGATGAGCGAAGCAATTCGATTTGCAGTGATCGGTGAAGATCGCACGGTCGAAAACGTCATCATGGCGTTGGCCGGACATGCCGTCACGGGGAAACTCCTGATCGCATCGAATTCGGCTGGGATCGGAGATCTTTACGAAGAACTCACCGGACAGTTCACGCGATCGGCAGAGCCGGAACCGACGCCAAACGCTGACGACTACAAGAAGGCCATCGTCGCCTTGCTTGACGCCAAGGCACGGGAGCGGCGCTACGACAATGCCGTTTCGATCTCGACCTATGTCAACAGCACCAATCCTCAATGGGTGGCGGAGGCCTCCGTCTTCGTTGCCTGGCGTGATGAGGTGTGGGCCTACGCCTATGCCGAGCTCGACAAGGTGACCAACGGCCTCCGCCCCCAGCCGACCGTAGAGGACTTTCTTGCCGAACTTCCATCCATTGGGTGGGCGGCCTAATCCGGCATATCCCTTGGTGGCTTCCACTTCGGGGGCCGTTCCTTCTTCACCGACAACAGGTTCCCAATCGGGAACTGCACCGGCGTATCGACGCCAGGTAGGCGGATGACGATGGTCCGTTCGTCCAGGACTCTGGTGACCTCGCGCTCGATCACGACGGTGTCGCCCTTCTCGATCCTGGGCATGTGAAGCCCTCCCGTTCCGGGACCAATCTTACAACCAAAGGACAGTTTCCATGGACATTTCCGTGCCCGCCGGCGCGGCGATCGAACGCATCGCCGCGCGCATGAAGATCGAGCCCGCCGCCCTGCAGGCCGTCGTCGAGGTCGAGAGCGCCGGACAGGTGTTCGCGCTGGTCAAGGGCCGGAACGAGCCGTTGATCCGCTTCGAGGGGCACTATTTCGACCAGCGGCTGAAAGGCATGGCGCGCGAGCTCGGCCGCCGGCAGGGGCTTGCGAGCCCGGTGGCCGGCAAGGTCAAGAACCCGAAGGACCAGCCCGGCCGCTGGGCGCTGCTCGCCAAGGCGATGCGGATCGACAAGCAGGCAGCACTGGAGAGCATCTCCATCGGCGTCGGCCAGGTGATGACCGCCCATTGGGCGAAGCTCGGCTATGACGGCGTCGATGCGATGATCGCGGATGCCCGCTCGGGGATCGACGGCCAGATCGAGACCATGGCCCGCTACATCGAGAAGTTCGGCCTGGTCGACGAGCTGCAGCGGCTCGACTTCCCGGCATTCAAGCGCGGCTATAACGGGCCGCAGGCGAACGGCTACGAAAGGCTGATGGCCAAGGCCTATGAGCGGATCAGCGGCGAGGCGCCGGTCTCGGCCGCCACCGGCATGCTGCGCATGGGATCGAAGGGCGCCAAGGTGCGCGAGCTGCAGGCGCTGCTGGTGCGTGCCGGCCATCCGGTCAAGGTCGACGGCGACTTCGGACCGACGACGCGCGATGCCGTACGCGCTTTCCAGAAGGCGAACCGCATCAAGGCCGATGGCGTCGCCGGGCCGGAGACCTTCCGCCGGCTCGAGGCGCTGAAGCAGGATCCAGGCGAAGTGCTCGGCGGCCAGGGCGTGACCGAAACGCCGGAGGCCAAGGAAGGCCTCGGCGGGGTGGTCGGTGGGGCGGGGGTGGAAGCAGCCCGCCAGTCGATCGAGCAGGCCGCCGACAAGACGGCGTGGGTGCCCGGTCTCGAATGGCTGTCGGCGGTCCTATCGGTGATCGCCGTGCTGCTGGTGCTGGGCGGCCTCGGCTGGATCGCCTGGGGCTGGTGGAAGAGCCGCCGGACCGACGAGGGGGACGTTCCGGCATGAGGATCTACCTGATTGCAGCCGCCGCGGCGCTTGTTGCCGCCGCGCTGACCTGGAGCCACGTCGCGGCCTATCGCTACGGCCGCTCGATCGAACAGGCGCGGTTCGCCGCCCGGATCACCAAGGAGAACGACAATGCAGGCAATGCGGCTGAGAAATGGCGCAGTGAGCTTCGGCGCTGCACTGCTTTTGGCGGGCTGTTCGATTTCGAGACCGGCGCCTGTCAGCGTTGACGGGTTGCGCGGCGTGGTCGGCACCTCGCTGGTCGGCGTGCAGGGCAGGACGGCGGCGGATCAGGCAGGAATCGACGCCACCGCCGCCGGGCTCTGCGCGGCCAATATCTGGACCAAGAGCGAGTGCGCCCAGCACGGGAAGGAAAGCCGCCGGTGAGCGAGCAAAGCATAGACAGGGTGCTGGGCCGGATGGAGGGCGACCTCAAGGCAATTCTGGACCGGATGGACCGCGCCGACGAGAGCAGGGCAGGGGTTCACCGCCGCCTTGACGAGTTCAGCAATCGGCTCACCCACGTCGAAGCGGACGTGATCGCGGTGAAGCACAGCCAGGCGAACATGAAGACCGTGACCGACGACGTCGTGAAGATGCGCAACCAGGCGCTAGGCGCCGGCATCCTGGGACACTGGCTGATCCGTGTCGGGATGGGGGTGATCTGGCTCGCCGGGGTGATCGTCGGAGCCTACACCTGGCTCACCGGCCGGCCGCCGCCGTGAAATCCGTTCCGGGAGACCGGGGCGGGCTTTTTCGTTTCAGGCGGCTTTTCCCAGCGCGTGGACCTCTACGTCGACTGCGCGGCCGAGGGCGGCGAAGGCGGCGTCGATCTGCTCTACCCGCGAATTATGATCGAGGCGGAAAAGGCGGTCGACAGACTCACGGTTCCACCCCAGCCGTCGAGCTAGTTCGGCTCTTGTGAAGCCTTCTGCCCTCAAGGCCCAATAGAGGTTGAGCTTCAGTGCTGTCAGCGTCGGCAGGATTACAACCGTTCCTGGCTCACCACCATCTGGGGCTGGAATATCCTCGTTATCATCAATCATGCTGGCAAGAGCGGTCTCAATGGCGTCGACCGCATGACGGCGCGCCTCTTCCTCGGTCTCCCCGAAGGTGACGACGATCGGAAGCTGCGGGCACGTCACCAGAAACGTATCGTTGTCGTCGGGTGTGAGTTCGATCCGATATCCCAGCAT